AACCATATCCAAAATCAAAATTACCTACAACAGTCGCTGTATCATTTACCTGTCCGTTTGAATGATTAGGCATAGTAGGAGTTGCGTTTGAAAAATAACCTTCACCTTGTGTGTCAACTGTAATACCAGTTATAGTACCACCACTGCCTATACTTGAAATTTTTGCTTTAGCTACTGTCTTTGGAGCTCCACCGCCTGGTCCTCCATCATTAAAAAGTATATCTTGGTTTAATGAATATCCTGTACCAGGATCTGATATTGTAACATCATTTAAAAATCCTATTCCACTATTACCGCCATCAATAACACAGTCCAAATAGGCAACATTAGATACATTATTGTCGCCAATAATATCTGTATATATTGTAATAGCATCTTCATTTTCTAAAGATCCTATTGTAAAGTCTGCTCCGCTTCCAGTGCCTACTCCTAAGACATTAGCAAAAGTATTTGATTCCTCTCCTACTATGAACGCAGCGGCACTATTATGAAATGTTCCTGAGCTACCATTAGAGAATCTTGTATTTTTAAATCCTATGTTTGTACTATTAGATCCTATTACTGTAGCAGTTACTGACACATTGCCTGTGGTTGATATTGCAGCATTGACAGATACATTATCGTTAAAGTATACATCTGATGCTCCAGTAGTCGATACTGTATTTAATACTGCTATTGCATTGGTTCTTCTTCCTTTAATTTTTAAGTCATCGTTAAATGCACCTACTACATCATTTAAAACTACTTTTGATGAATTGGCTGTAGATACTATAGCATTGGCTCCACTGTTTGTTATATTAATGTCTGTAACATTAGCAGATGTTCCTGGTGCACCTGATACAAAGACATTATCATTAGCAGTAAATGTTCCAAATACTCCATTAACTGTCATTACAGTTGAGTTAGTTACTCCAGCAACAATACCATTTGCTCCAGATGAGCTTCCTTCAATAACATCACTTGTGCTAAAAATTACTTGTAAGTTGGCAGATGAATTATTAAAAACTGTTAAAGTGACTGCAGACTCTTCATCAACCGGCTCATTAATTTCTAATGTATGTGAGTTTGATATTAAATTTATTGTTGATGTTACTTGGTTACCAAACGAACCAGATATCATTGCTACTGTAAGATCGTTAGTTCCTGTACCTGTATTATTGTTTATTATAAAACCATTAGCTACAACCTCACCATTTGCTAATGCTCCTTGAATAGTTGGTAGTTCTGTTGAATCAAATAGTGCAAGGTTCTGATTGAATTCTGTTGCGTTAGTTATCTTTACGTTCTCTACATCTTGTTTTACAGTTTCAAATCTAAAGAACACTGCATCATCTATCTTATTGATTATACTATCGAATGGAGCAGCTACATGAAGATCGCCATTAGCATGAACATTTCCTGTAAATGTATTACTATATGCTTGTGCAGCATTTATAACATTACCTACAGTTATGTTTTGATCATTGACGTCAGTAAATGTAACATTGCTATCTTTAGAGAATCCAAATCCTCCATTAGCTAAAGTAAATTCAACTAAGCCTGTTGCATCTGATGTTGATGTAACTCTTGCCTGTCCTTGTTTACCTGACGTTGCTATAACATTAAATGTATCACCAACTATATAATCACTACCACCTAATGTAATTTCTATCTCTGATAATGAACCTGTTATTATTGGCATGTCATCAGTTATTCCATCTGATGACTTAGCTATGATTTCACCTCTTAAGAAGTTTCCTCTAAGATTAGATAGTTTTATACAATGAACTTTTACATTATTCAGTATCTTTGTTGATATACTTTCTATAAATGCTTTAGCTCCTGATGTGTCTCCAACTATCTCTAAGCCTTCTAATTCAATTAGTTTATCTAAATTTCCTGTATATACTTCAATGTATCTCGGTGTCTTGAAGTCTGATGCTGATGGTTTTAGCACATCTTCACTTGGATAATCTACTGTTATTGCTTCATCAAATAACAGTCTGAACAATAATTGTACTGCTCTAGGTGTACCTTTTGCACGATAGAAGTCCATGATATTCTTAATTGTAAGTCTATCATCAGCTTTTACTAAGCCAGGTAATTGAGATAAAAAGGTAGATTTAAAGTGATCCAGAAATTCTTCTGATGTTTTATCTATGTCTAAGTATTCTAAAAGATTACGTGAATAGTCTAATGTTTGATCTTTTTGTTCTAGGAATTCATAGTATGCTTTGAGAAATATTTGAAACATTTCTCCTTCTTCGTTGTAGAATGCTGGAAACTGTTCTTTGACAAATAAAGAAAGTTTATCCTCTATTTGTCGCATTATACCCTCTCTTGAATTATATTAATTATTGGTTTTTGATTATAACTTAAGATTATGTTTTTGTTTGATTTTACTGTTCTATTTGAAGGTGTTGTTGTAACAGTTATAGCTGAACCTTCAAAAGAAGAAACTTCAAATGTGTTTATACTAACTACACCTTCTTCATAATCTACTGTACCAATATTATTTTCTACTACTTGTATATCACCATTTGCTTGTCTTACAATTTGAAGAGTACCTAAACCGTTGTCTCTTAATGTACAGCTAGTTAAGTTTGAAAAAGTAAATGCAGTAGATTGTACTGGAGCTGATCCATCAACATATTGATTTAATGCATCTGGAATTTCTTGTTGAATTTTATTGTTAAAGTTTAACACAAAACTATTTGCTACTCCAAGATCTGGATTAATAGTTTTCTTTAATGTAATAAATGTATCGTTATTAAGAATAGAAGCATCAGCATCATCTATACTTCTAGCTAATTGTGAGCTTCTTAATGTAGTATCAAATTTATTAATATTTGTATTTGCAAATTCTTGTATCTTATCAACAACTAAAGTTTTGATATCTAAGTCTGATTTGGATGTTCTATTTGGATCATATCTAACGTCTGAGTTAACTTGTACAAATAAAAATTCAGGATCAATCACTTTAGGTACAACTGATAAAGGTGATCTTAGTCTTAAGAAGTCTTCAATATCTTTCTTTCTTGAATCTGGTATACCATCAGCATTTTTTAAATCTACTGAAACAATTACTTTACCAAACTCTGGTGGTGTTGCTTCCTCGCCACCAAATACATTTAGTGTTTCTATATCATTAAAGTTTTGTAACAATAGTGTTTTATAATCACTTACTGTTACTGTTCTGTCTTGTATTGTAATTGATCTCGGTGCATTTACTCTTATAGAGTCTATACTTTCAGCAATGCCTCCTCCTTTAGCAGTAGAGGTAACTGTAATACTTGTATTGTCATGAGCTATATCTGCTGTTCCTATTGTAAAAGAGTTAGCGCCATTTGGTAAATCTCCAGCTGTTTTTCTATATACAGCTTCTACAACATTACCGTTTATTAATTTTTTACCTACAACTCCGTCTCCAAATTGTAGTTCATATTTTCCATCTTCTGCTGGTACTACAAAGTATACATTTGATGATCCATCTAATCCTATTGTTGTTAAAGATTTTGTGAATATAGAATTAGTAGTATCTGTTGCTGATGTTAGTACTGTTACTGTTAAACTATTAACATCAACTTCTTTGTTTTGTAAAACAAATCTCTGACCTGTATTTGCAGAATTAATTGTAAAGTATTCATAAACAATATCTCCTTCAAAAATTTCTAAGTCTTCTACAAGATATCTACCATCGGTATCAGCTGATACTGTTATTCTTTCATTGGTTGTAAAACTATATGTATTAGAATCTACTTGAGTTGAAAAAGCTGTGTACTTAGGAACAGTTATTGATGATGGAGTATTGGCAGGTAATATTTCAAAATCTATAACAGCCTTTGATGCTGTGTGTGATCCAGGTAAGTAATTTAGAGTTTTTGCATGTGAAACAACACTATCTCTTAATTGTGCACTGTCTATAAATCCTTCAGCAGCCACCATATTAAGATAAAAATTTTGCATATAGGTATTATATGAAAGAATATCTAACATGACATTCATGTTTGATCCTTCAAAATCATAGTCTTTTAACAAGTCTTGCGACTGCAGATATTGCTTAAGGTTTCCCTTAATATCACTAAAATCTAAATTTGCTACTGATAAACTACTATTTGCCATTACCTTATTCTCGCTAATTCAAGGTTTAAAACCTGTTCGTCTTTATTATTTATTAAATTGAATAGAATAGATACAAACATATAATTAGAATCTGGTGATGCACTTATTTGTATGTTTATTAGTTGAGCTCTAGGTTCAAATTGCTGTATCGTTTCTTCAATTGTTTGTCTTGCTACAATACTAGTTTGTGGAGTAAAATTTTCAAATAATAAACTTCTTATTTTACATCCAATATCTGGTTGCATTAGTCTTTCACCCTTATCTGTAAGTACTAAATTTTTTATTGATTGCTTAACACTATCAGCTTCTTTTTTCAAAGCTAAGTCGCCCGTAGAGGGAAGGAATGCAAAACTGTTGTTAAAGTCTGTAAATGTAGCCATAAGTTTATTTATGAACCAAAGTCAACTGGTTTAGGTTTTTCTCCTGTTATTACTAGATGAGGTAGTGCCTCTATCTCTTTTAAAATTTGTGAAAAGTTACTAAAGTTAGTTTTTTCGTGTACCTCTTGATATGATATTTGTGGTTTTGGAACAAATGCCTCATCTGGTGGTGTTAATTCAACTTGACCTTCAGCATTTGTTCTTAGTCTTAATCCTGCCTCAGCCTTCTTAACATCTGCTTCATAATCAATAACCTTTGCTATTAAACTAGTTTGTAACCCAAGTGCAGTTACTTTTTTTCTTTCCTCAATTGCTAATCTAAGTTCATTTTTCTTTGTCTTTTTGTTTCTTGCTTTTTCTGCTTTTTCTTCAAATTCTCTTGCTTTGAATACTGCCTCTTTATACTTTGATCTTACTGGTGTATAACGAGCTGCATATTCCTCTGTTCGTTCTTTTTCTATTTTAGCAGCTGCTTCTGTATTAGGATCTACTATTACTGTTTTAGATTTTTTAATTTTATCTGCAGGTGCTTCTTCTTTTTGTGGCGGTGGAGTATCATTTTTTTCTGAGGGTTCTTCTACTGGCTCTGCATCTTCAGTAGCAACCTTAGATTCTGTTCCTTTCTTAACAATCACTTCTTCTTTGTTTTCATTTTCTATTATTTCTAAAGTTGGAACATCTTTACATAAAGAATCAAGAATAGAGGCTGAGTCATTACCTGGTAATGTGATTGAGGGTACGCCCCCCATTAAATCTTGTACTGCTGATAAATCACCTGTAGCTAATTTACCAAGAGCGCCACCTACCTTTTGTAATTTAGCTTTTCTTTGTAAGTCTTTAAATTCTCCACTTAGACTTTCCATCTTGCTTGGGTCGACTCCAGCTTTTGATAACATATCATCTATGTTAATGGTACCACCAAAGTTTTGTTTTATACCTTCAAGCTCAGATAACATAGCACCAGGATTATCTAAATTAGAAATTAGCTTTGTCATTTGTTCTTGTAAGCTAGCTTTTGGTTTTGGTATTTCAGGTATAGCAGATTCTATATCTGCAAGTATTCCATCAGTCTTTGATTTTAGATTAGCTTTAAGTCCACTAATGTTATCTGCAATACCTGCTGCTCCAGTTCCAATAGAACTGTTCTGCAAGTCGTCCATAGCTGACCCTATCTTTGTATCGAGGTCTAAAAGTCCTTTTGATGGTCCGCAATGTTTTCCGCTCATAGTTATGTTCCGCTAGTTGGTGAAGATGATTCAGTATTTGCACCAGCTGAATTATCTCCTACAGGATCTGGGTCTGTAGTGTTATGTGTATGAGTATGTAATGTTACATTTGTATCTGTAATGTTACCAGATACTACATCTATTGATCCAGTATTGTAATCTATTGTACCTGTTGTTGCATCAATGTCCATTGTTGGTGCAGTGATAGTTTGAGTTGCCTCACTCTCTAGTTTTTGATTGCCAATTGATTTAACTGTCATTGTTTCTTCTGCAGCCATGTTTACATTAGTACCAGCTGCAATGTTAATATTGTTACCAGATAAAGTAGAATAGTTATCAGCAATAATGTGTGTTGCTTTATTTAAGTTAGTTCTTTTATCTTCACCAGTTGTTGTCTTTGTATGAGTACCTTTAATGTTTTCAGTATGATTGCCAACTGTATTTAAGTTTACATTCTTAGATACTCTCTGATTCATGTTTCCGTTTATCTGTGTCGACTTATCACTTCCAATCTCTTTTGCTTCATTACCAGCTATCTTTTGTACTACATCGCCTCTTACTGTTTGTATGTAATCTCCATCAATCTCTTCTATCTTATCTCCTTTGATAAGTGTTCTTACATTTCCGTTTATAGTAATGTTTACATTACCTTTTACAAACATATCTTTCTCACCAAAGATGACTTCATAGTCATTACCAACAACTTTAGTCATTCTATCACCAGCTGGTTGAATTTCCATAAATGTTCCTTTAGCATGGAAAATATGAATTCTTTCTGCTGTAGGAGTATCATCTACTTCAAATACATGACCTGCCTCAGTGTGCCATACGTGGTTTAAAGGATAAGTTGATTTAGATACTCCAGGAGGAAATGATGTACCTTGACCACCATATCTGGGATGAGGTTCTTTCCAGCTTGTTCTTGTGTAAATATTATCATCTTTATCTACTAAAACGCTAGGTACTTTTGATCCTTTAGCTGATTCTACTGTACCTAAAGCCTCTTTATTAGCTCTTTTTGATAATAAATTTACATGAGTTTCTGCATTAGGTCTTGCTAATCTTGTAACTGAGGACTCTCCTAACTCTGATATATCTGGCTCATTTAATGGATATACTTGATTTTTTGAATCTGCAAATCCTCTATCACTTGCTAATTCAGATGGTTTTCCTGCTAAAGTACCTACTACTATTGGGTTTTGATATTCACCTTCGTCTAAGAATACACCATAAACCCAAGTACCTTCTACTATACCTGTAGGTGATCTTCCTATTCCACTTATAGCAGCAGAAGTAATTGGTTGTACAACCATAGCCCAAGGAAGGTCATCACATTTTATTGCATCGTTATCTTCAGTGTGAATAGAATATACTCTTACCTTTACTCTACCTAATTCTTCTGGATCGTTTCTATCTTCAACGACTCCTATGAAGTTTCTAAAATTAGTAAACGCTTTTGTTCCTGTTTGCATTATTGTTTCACCACTATACTTCTTTCTGGTTTTGGAACATTAGCTCTATAGCTTTCTTTACTACAGTTTACAATGCATCTATATTCCTCACCTCTTATCATATGGGATACCCTAGTTATTACATACTTACCAGATATTTTTGGCTCTTGTAATTTCTCTTCTGTGAATCCTGACAATTCTAATAAATCTAAATCTATAACTTGACCTACTGATAAATTTGAATTACCTGGTACTACCATGTTTAACGAAACTTGAGATAAGCAATCAAGATAAAATTTTCTTCTTGGTATCAAATCTTTTCTTTTATCATCAACACCAATGTTGTTTATCCACTTAGTACTATTAATAACATTCAAATGTTCATCAATTAAGTCTTTCGTGTCTAAAGACATTGCTGTGTCATCTAAATGCACAAAAGTTGCAAAGTCTTCTTTTATTCTAACTTCAGTACTATTTATTCTTTGATTGATCAAATCTATTTCTCTCACAGCATTAGCATAAGCACCAGATTTTATTTTTTGTAAAACATCTTTATTGTTAGGGAACTTTAAGTTTTCTATTGTATGTTGAGGATCGTTGTCACCTGCTCTTACTGTTGGAGAGTACTTGTACTTTATAGCCTCTTTTCTATTTTCATCTATAGTTCTTTCTAGGTTTTTAAATTTAAAACCATCTACTGTTTCATAAAAACTAAACAAAGATGCTCTATATCTTGAGTCATATGCCCTTCTTTGAAAAAAAGACATAGACTCAAAAGGAGTCATTCCAGGTACAATGTAAGTGTACGTTCCTGTTGTATCATCTATCTCAATCTCTTTATCAGAGCCAAGTTTATCAAATACAGTTTGTACAGCTTTTTTTATTGGCATTTTAAATGATTGGTTTATATCCAT